ACATTGTACTGTAGAGGACATGCCTCACCATCAGTCAGCACAACGCACTGAACCTTCTGAAGTTTGTTGTCACGCTGAAACTTAGGTAGAATCTGGTGCAGGCACACTATAGACTCATTCAGAGGGGTGCCAGAGAGTGCTAGGCGCAATGGCCAAGAGTAGTTGCCAGCATAGACATTGCTAAAGGACTCAGCGAGTCGCCAGATGTTAAGCATCTGCTTCTCTAGTTCTTTACCAGAGACTTTGCTGGTAAAGAAGTTCATCAAACTGAAACTGCTGCAAACATGCAGTTGATTCTCTACACGTTCATAGCACTCATTCTGCTCAATGAACTTGGGACGACCATAGTCATCGAAGTCCCGTGCTTTCCATTCATTAGTGAAGGCATAGACCTCAAAAGGAATATTGACCTTCTTACAGAACCACAGAAGATTAAAGAGTTGCTTGCAGGTGTCCTTCATCACATGCGACATGGAACCTGACCAATCAAGGATGAAAATCAAACCATGATTCTTACCATCAGGGATCACACTAACTTTCTTAAACAGGTCCTCATTAAACTTGTAAGTGTGAAGATTAGATGTGTCTAGCACACCAGTGCGAGCTGTGGATGCACGGGCATAGGAATCTGCTGCTTTCTTACACTCAAACTCCTTTACCAGATAGTTAACCTCTTTCTGTGCAGTTCGCTTAAACTCAACGAATGAACGATCAGGCACCTCAAAGACATCAAAGTTAAGGTCACTATAACGATTGAAGTAATCGTTCAGGTATTCATGAATTTCTCCATTTTCAGCAATGACCTCATCAATATCTACCTTCGGAATCTCAACATAAACGTTTTCACTACTATGTTCCCGCACAAGATCTTTAAGGTTCTCACTCAATGCTTCAGCAGTCTGAACCTCAATATCGTCATCTTCACTTTGCTCTCCAGTGGGGATTGAGTCAGTCTCAGTTTCCTGCGACTCACCACTTTCAGTCTCATCAACATCACCAGGAGCATTGCCCTCGTTTGACATAGGGGGCATATCTTGCTTGGGTTTCTGCTGCTGCTTCTTACAATACTTATAGAGAACTTCAGCAGCAAGAAGGACATCATCAAAGTCCTCACATCCACCAATCATGCGGATGATTGCCATCTCTTCCTCAGTGAAAGAGAGGTCTAAAAAATTACCGATCTTAAAGTATAGATTTGCACGATCAGCAAGATTAAAATCAGCAACAGACTCGTCAGAAATAGAGAAGAAGTCTTCGTCATTGAGTTCTTTGTATCCGCGATAGAACGTTTTAGCAAGTCCAGGATACTTACGCTTCATCAACTTTTCAATGCGTGCATCCTCAACCACATTTACGAATTGTGGTGGAATCTTTTTATATTTGATCCAGTTTTCGTCTGGTGTGAAGAGAGCGTGTCCAACTTCATGTCCAACCAGAAGATCATACACGGTGCCACTTGCACGCTCCCACATAGGAAGAGTCAACACACGGGTGTGAACATTGAAACATGCGGTCTCTACCTTACGGTGCTCAACAATGAGGTCTTCAGTGGCAAGGAGTTTTGCCAGTTGGGACTTGATTTCGTGTTGGACTGCCATTGGTTCCTTTCGTATGTCCCTATAATACTAAACCCCCCGCCGAAGCGAGGGGCACTTAGTGACAGTTCTCCTATTGTCTGGTTTGCTTGAATTAGTTTAGAACTTCCTTACAAATACGTTTACAGACGTGTTGCTTATCATCACACTCTATTAGGCAGTTGTAGTAGTCATTTAAAGCGTCACTTTGACCGTTGACTTCTGCGATTGTGGTTTCCAAATGTTGTACGCTTTGTTTCCAACCGGCTAGTTGATTGTGTGAGATGATGTTGTGCATGATGCTACTCCAGTTACAAAAAATATAACAAAGAAGGTTTAGTTCATTGCTATCTCCAATTCTGTTATTATTTAGTCAGCGTATGCTAACTTCATTAAGATTTTCTAAAGTTTACACAATCCGCGAGAATCCTTTAACTTTCTCAAACTTAGTCACATGCAGGAACTTATCATATAAAGACTCCTTATGAGAGATAATAAAGATATTAGCATCCTTAATCACAAACCGAATAATCTTCATAAACTCTTCGGTGCCGAATCCATCCAATGAACTATCAAATACCTCATCCATGATAAGGAGATTTGTATTTACAGAGTTCTTCATCCTTGCTACCTCTCTCCAGGTAAACAAGAGTGCTAGATCGATTCTCATCTTCTCTCCCTCGCTGAAAGAAGAATATGAAAAGTTCTCGTGGATTGGGGACTGGACGGTTTCGTTAAACTCCTCATCAAGTGTAAAGTTGATATAGAAGTCCATCATCTGCAGGTAACGATTGACCTGCTGGTTGATGAGCGGCAAATACTTTTTGATGATTTTGGATTTCACTCCACCGTCTTTAAGTAAACTATACGAAAAATCGTAATAGTTGATCGTGTCCTTCTTAGATACGAGTTCGTCGTAGGTGGTTTTTAAGTTGTCCTTGAAGGTCTCTAACTTCTCATGTTCAGTATTTCTGTTTGCAAGTTGATCGGTAAGCTTTTGAACTTCCGATTCCAGATTTCTGATTTGTCGTTGACATCCAGAAATCCGAGCATTGTTTTGAGAAATGTCATTATTGAGTTTTGAGATCTCCTGCGAAAGAGTAGTGAATTGACGCTCTCGCTCTTCTTCCTCTTTAATTGCCTCTTCCAGTTCTTTATAACCGGATTGCAACTCCTTAGCTTTAGTTTGAGCGTCGTTAATTCTATTTATTCTAAAGGTCTCCTCAATCGCCTGATCACAGGTGGGACAAACCGTATTCTCAGTAAAAAATTTATGTTCCTTCGTAATGGTTGATACTTTGTTAGAAATCTTGCCCTTGAGGTTTCCAAGTTTACGGAGTTTCTCTGTTGCTCCTGTATAAGATTTCAATGCTTTATTAAAATCATCAAGTTCTTCTATGATTTTAATATTATCATTCATAAATTTATTTTCTTCATCCAGAAGACTCATGATGTTGCTTTCTTTGGATTTGATATCTTCAGCAGCACGACTTTCCAACTCTTCAATAAAGTTCTTCTGCATCTGAACTTTATCGGTCAGAGATTCTTTCTTCAGTTGCAGAACTTTAATATCATCCTTTGTTTGGCGAATTTTCTCCTTAATAATCCCACTCATGGAAGAGAAGATTTTGATATCAAGTAGATCCTCAATGACTTCACGTCGGTTAGATGCAGACAGTTGCATGAAAGGAACAAAAGTGCTGCTACCCAGAATCACAATCTGAGTAAACGACTTATAGTTCATCTTCAGAACATTTTGTTCCAACCACTTCTGCTGATCCAATGCAGCAGCTGACTGATCTAGCAAACTATCATTGCGCCAAATCTCAAATACATTTGGTTTGATGCCACGAACTACTTTCCAATTAATACTACCAACAGAAAACTCAACCTCAACCCGACACTCTTTTTCATTTACAGAGTTGACAAGAAGGGGTTTGTTGATTTTACGAAAAGGTTTTCCGAACAAAGAGAATGTCAAGGCATCCAAAACAGTGGACTTACCAGACCCATTATTTCCGATGATTAGTGTGGTTTGATTCTCATTAAAGATCATCTCAGTAAACTGATTACCAGTGCTGAGAAAGTTTTTCCAACGAATCTTTTCAAATAAAATCATGTTCTGTTTTGGGTGGAATCACAACGTCATCAGGTGTGATGATGGTATATGCGTAGTCATGGAACTCGCAGGTTTTGACCATCACTTCATCTTCTACTTCAATCACATGCATCTCAGGACTTCCTTCGTCCTCTAGCATCATAGCATATCTCATCGCATCGTCTTCGCCTTGAAACAAATATAAAATTTGTTCTCCATCATCATCGGTGACAGAATAAGCACCCTCCTTTTCTTTGCCATGAACTGTGATTATATACATTATACTAACTCACAAGCTTCCTGGTAAACCTCCCCAATCAAAATCTCAATTCTATTCTTATCTAAATCTACTTCAGACTCTTTGATGTAACGATTGAGAATTGATAGGGTATCCTCAGTTTCTACTTCATCACCAACACTTTCATACCAACCAGAGAAATCAAAGTTCTCAACAATCTTCATGTCTGCAACATTTGCAGAGTAGAGTTTGTCTACAAACTTTTCAAACTTCTTAGTGTCAGATTTCTTTCTAACTACGAGTTTAACTAGTTTATCCTCATACTCTCTAGTATCAAAAGTTTGATGATTTGTATCCTCATAGAAGATCGTATAGAACATTCTAAAAGGATTGTCGATTGGTTTGGTCTCTAGTGTTTCAGTATCAAAGATATGGAATCCTCTTGTGTCATTGGCATCATTCCAATACATCTCGTATGGATTGCCTAGGTAGAAGATTCGTCCGTCGTCTGATCGAGTGTGATAGTGACCGCTGAAGACTTTGGTGAACGTCTTAAATAGTTCGCCCGAAAGACCTTTATCCATGAAGTGTCCACGATGAGCTGGATATCCGCTGAGCTCAAGGTGCCCCATCGCACATACGCTAGTAGTATCTTCGATAGATTTGAAAGTATTCTCTTGGTTTTCTGCATTGATCCACGGAATGAATAGAACTTTTAATTTGTCTAGATATGCTTCCGTCGCTTCGCTGTAAACAACAACGTTCTCATACTCCCGCAAGAGAAGGTCAACTGCATTGACATCATTGGTGTTTTTGTAGTAGGCAGTATGATTTCCAACAATAGTATGAACAGTCACACCCATGTCACGGAGACGATCATAATAGTTTGTCTTTGCCCATGTCAATGCAGCAAAGTCAATACCTTTACGACTATCAAACGTATCACCCATATCTACAACTGTAGTAATACCGTGTTCCTCCAGGTAAGGAAAGAACACTTCATTGTAGAACTTTAGGAAATAGTCATGAAACAGTTTGGAATTCTTGCGAGCACCAAAGTGTTGATCCGTGATAATGGCGACTTTCATTAATTACGAAGTTTGGAATGCACAGCATCTTTGATACTATTGTAGTCGCTGTAGTTCGATCCGTCAAGGGTGTTGCTGTCGTCAAACACTTCGCTGTAACCGGACCGTTCGATAATCTTGTTTTTAATTTCTAATTGACGCTTCTCTCTTTGGATCCTGCGGAGAAACGCATAATGAATGATCTGCGTAAAGTAAGCAAAAGGATTTTGGGATTTCTCAGGATTAAAATTATGAACGTACTGAACGCAATTTTCGATTCCATCAGAGATCATGTCCTCCTTGAACATGTAATTCACAAAGTTTGGTTTGAAAGACAAGTGATTTGCAATCTTTAGAAAACACTCCCCAATATAGCGCGGGATAGGAGGTTTTGGATTACCCTTGAGTTCTGCAATAGCGATATCTTCACGATACTTGATCAGTGCTGCCAAGAACTCCTTGTTATTCACATAGTGTTCCGACCTCTTTCTCTTAGCCATACCAGGTCTTATCATAAGTGTATCTCATAATATGTATGAATTATATCATCTTAAGACAATAATGACAAGTTAGGACTTGACATTATCTGAAATACAAGTAGAATAACTTTGTGGAGTTTGATAAGAAGGCTTTAGCTTTTAGTATTTTTACTATCTTTATAGATCTTTTCTAGGAGTTCTTTAGTGTCATTTACATTACCTAGATATCCCATCTTACGATCTATCTTTGTATAGTTTCCTTCTCTATTTGACTGTCTTACATAGTTTTGATACATCATTATCATTTCTATATCTGAAGATTCAGACATTGTAAGGACATCATTTAGATTTACAAAGAACATATCATCAGTTGTTGTCTTTAACCATGGTTCTACTTTATATCCAACAACACCATGTTTACTATTGATTTCATTTACAACAACTGGATT